AATCGGTTAAATCGGGCTGAGTCCGAAGCCGATAAAGAAGAGTTTGTTCGAGGACTCACCAACCTTAAACAGGGTGGCGAGAAAAAAGCAGCGGCCGCATTAGTGGCGGGCTACTTACTCTCGAAAGCTCTTCGTAAAAATGGCTAGCACATTCCGCAGAATAGGTAAGCAGTTTGAGCGAGAGTTACAATATCGCGCCCAGAAACACACAACTATGCTTCGCTACCATGCCGTATTGGCGGGGTGGCCTACCGAGATTGTAGATAAGATCCACCTTCGTCTAAACGAAAAGGGTCAGTACAGAGCAATGTGTGCTAAAGGATTTAAGAATCACATCCTGGACTGGGAAGAGGGAAACTCTGAAAGACCCCCATCACCTGTGGTTAGAAACTACATGTCTATGATTGGGGTTAACTAATGCCTTTTATTAACAATGAGGAAAATGCCCTAAAGCTTTTGCTTAGTGGAATGACGGTTTCAGATTCAGGAAATCCAGCTAGACCTGTGGGCGTATTCTACGGCCAGCCTGATAAAGAAATTCGTCAACAGGCGTATCCTTATGTAACTATTGATCTTATAAATATGGCGGAAGCTACGGACAGAGTTCAATCTGGAATGGTTGTTCTTCCATACCAGCCTGAAGGGTATGACGGTGTCTCTAGCTTGGAGACCCCGTATCCAATGCCACTTTATCTGGAATACCAGATTACCACTTTTGCACGTCAACCTCGACATGACCGCCAGATACTATCCCAACTATTTAGTATCTACCGTCTACCAGTTAGATTTGGACAACTGTTCGTTCCAGAGGACTCCACATGGCGTCGTTTAGATACAGTTGGTTTTTCCAAAAGGGACACGACAGAATCAGACAAGCGTCTTTTTATGAACGTGTTCACCATCAGGATTGCCACTGAAATACTCAGGGGCACTCTAGCACTTGCGTACCCTGTTACTCAAGACCCGGGTATTACGCTAGACAGCGTCATACCTCAAGAAGATCTACAGAATCTGGTAATCAATCAAAGCACACAATAAGGCTAAAACTCGGACCCCCTAACTAAAAAAAAACTAACTTATTAAGGAGAAAATCAAATGGCTACATTCAGTAGACCAGGCGTCTTCATTGAGGAAGTCCAACTTCCACAGACTATTGAACTAGCGGACTCAGGCAATGCAATTGCGGCATTTATTGGCGCAGCTGCACAGGGCCCTACCAGCGTTCCTGTACTTCTTAGCTCTTGGACACAGTTTACAAAAACTTTTGGATCTCTTCAGGATGCCTACCCACTAACATGGGCAGCTTACAACTTCTTTGCTAATGGCGGTCGTCAGCTTTACGTAAAGCGCGTCGTTGGTTCAGGATCAGCTACAGCTTCCTATATTCTTACAGATAGCTCTACCAATGCTCTAAATACCATTGGCGTATATGCTGCAAATCCAGGATCATGGGGAAATACCCTCGCAGTCCAGGTGCGTCCAGCAGGCGTTTCAACACGCTTTGGACTTGCAGTTTATGGTGCGCCAATTATTGCGGGTAACTCAACATCAAATATTCTAGAACAATATTCAGACCTAAGCATGGATAATACAGATCCTCGCTACTTTGCGTCTGTAATCAACACCAGCTCTAGCTATATCTATGTTACAGATCTAAGCTCAGCTTCTGTTGCGCCTACAAATATGCCAGTTACTGGAACAACTCTTTATGCACTAGGTACTTCTACTGCAGGTGCAGACGGATCAACCCCAGGAACTTCTGCATATCAGGCAGCTTTGAGCAGCTTTGATGCTGTTAATAACCCACTTGTATTCAACATCCCAGATGCTGCATACATTTATAACGTTTCTACCGGATCTGGAACTGATCGTTCTAACTCGATTACTGTTCAGGCTAACCTTGTAGCTTATGCTGAGGGCCGTGGTGACTCGTTTACCATCATCGATGTTCCAGAAGGACTTTCGGCATCAGATGCTCAAACTTATGTAAACGACACAGCAACAGCTTTTGCTGGTTCTTCTACAGGTTCAAGCACCGCTGCCTACTACCCATGGTTGTTGATCCCAGATACACTAAAGTCAACTCCAGGCGCTACCCGTCTTCAAGCTCCAGGAGCAGCTATGGCAGGTATTTACTTGTCTACTGATGCTTCTCGTGGTGTCTTCAAGACTCCAGCCGGTCTTAATACGCGAGTTGCTCTAGCGGTTTCAACAGAGCACCAGTTTACAAACGCTGAACTAGATACCTTGAATACCTCTACACATCCAGTAAACGCTATTCGCCAGGTTCCTGGTGCGGGCATTGTTGTTATGGGTGGACGTACTCTTGATAACACCCCAGGACATCGTTATGTAAATATTCGTCGTTCCTTGTTCTACATTGAAAAGGAACTTAAAGATCGCACACAATTTGCAGTATTTGAGAACAATGACTCACGTCTATGGAATCAAATCCAAATCGGTTGCTCACAGTTCTTGAGCACCTATTGGCAGCAAGGCGGACTTCGCGGAGCTACTGTAACTGACGCATTTTATGTTAAGTGCGATTCAACCACCACTTCTGGCGCAGACATTATGAATGGCCGCGTTAACATCGAAATTGGTGTTGCCCTTGAGTACCCAGCTGAATTCGTAGTTATTAAGCTAGGTCAAATTACCGGATCAGCTACAGCCTAAGGAGATAAATAAAAATGGCACTAACAATGGATAATATCACCAGCAGAGCTTTGGCTACGGATCCAATCCGTACGTTTAAGTTCTTGGTAAGTTTTACCCCAAATGATACTAAGGACACCACCTGGAACGCATCAAAGTGGAACCAGATGGGTTTTGTATCTGCGTCAGGGTTCAGCGTTTCAACAGAACCAATCGCATACCGCGAAGGTGGATATAACACCAACGTACACCAGATCCCAGGACAGTCGTCTTTCACACCAATCACCTTGTCTCACGGCTTGATGCTTGGTCAGAATTACAACATGAACTGGATGAAGCGTCTATTCTCATTGATGACTTCTACAGCTGTTTCTGGTGTTGGTGGGGATTTCCGCTGCACAGTAGATATCGCAGTTCTAAGCCACCCAAACCCACAGGGTTATACCGTAAACCTTGCTAGCGGTGGAAAGACTGCTGAAAACGATAGTGACCAGCACGTCTCTATGCGAATCCGCGTGTATAATGCTTGGATTGCAAACATTGGATACAGCGGCTTGGATGCAGGCCAAAGCACACTCATGGTAGAAGAAATGACTCTTGTACATGAAGGCTTTGACATCATTCTTGCAGATGACTACACAAAGACTGCAAATACCTTCGCGAACTAATTAAAGAAACTAGGTACACAATATGGCAACAGAAACAACAATCGATGCCGCCTCAAATCCGGCATTAGCTACAAAACTCGTAGAAGAAGCACTTTCCCCAAAGGTGGAGAGCAAGCCAGAGCCTGCTGTGGTTATCTCTCCACCCGATGGGTTAGTAACTTTACCGGGTGGTTTGGCAGACCCTTTTGAAGGTCTTATTAAAACAGCCGAGGTTCGTGAGCTTACCGGTTCTGATGAAGAAGCTGTAGCTCGAGTGAACGATGCGGGCAAGTCGCTCCTAACTATCTTAGAACGGGCAGTTGTTAAGATCGGTGATAAGCCAGCTACAAAGGATGTTCTAGACTCACTTTTAGCTGGAGATAGAGAAATGCTTCTTCTAGCTATTAGAAAAGCAACCTTTGGTTCAGAGGTAATTATTGGTCCAGGATATTGCCCAGCCTG